TAAGTGCTAGGTTCTTTCCGTTTGTGAATTTAATATCTACTGCTATTCCTTTAATATGAGATGATGTTGGACTCTTTATTGAAAGAGGGTGCTTTTCACATCTATATCCACTATTCACTCTATAAGGTACTCCTGATATTCTTCTAGCATTATCTAACGCTATCATAAAATCATCTTCTATATAGTTAGTATTACAACCACACTTGCAATTAAACTCACTTTTTTTAAAGTAATTTAACTTCATACTATTTTGAATGTTTAATGTTTTTGATAACTTCATCAAAATAATCTTGAAAAGTATCTTTAATATCTTCATCCCCTGTATTGTTTTCTTCTACCTCTTGAGTATCATAGGTAAATAATATTAACATCTCCTTATTATCCTCTTCTACATTTACCTCCAACTCACCTTCACTATGTAAAACTTCCATCATTTCTTTAGTAAAATGAAAATGATGGTCGTGTTCTTCTCCTGAGTAATACTTCTTTTTTTTAGCCATATTTTTTTTATCTATTTGCTCTAATTTTCTTATCGCCCATTCCACACCACTTGTTCCTCCCCAAGCATCCCACATAATACCTCCACAACCCTCATCATAAGGCACATCTTTATGCTGCTGATGTCTTTTGAAGGAAGCCATACGAGCAATAGTATCTCTTGATAGTTTTTCTCTTCTTGCTAATTGACCTGCCCTAGTCCAGCCTATAATAGTACCACAATCGCTACCATTCTCTTTCTTATATTTTATAGCTCTCTTTGCATTATTAGTTGCTTCTTGAGGATAGTCATTATAAGTTTCTTCTGCATAATAATCTTTATTAGCAGTTTCACATTCTGATTTAGAATCATACTGACAATCGCCAGTTTGACCAAACCTCCACTTTCCTTCTTCACATTCGTAACAAGGCATATTAAGTAGTAACCATTATAAACTCAATATCAATAGCTTCAGTTGTACTGCTTGATTGACCTGCTATCGCTTGAATATCTGCAAAAGTTATAGCTCCTGTTCCTGTTGGAGAGTCAATACCTGCATCCATAAATAATTGCGTACTTGCAGGAGGAACTTGAAGTGCAACATAGTCAGACCCATTATAAACTCTAAGGTTCAATGTATTTGCAGTGTCTAAATTTGTAATTCTAAAGTATTGATAAGCTGATTTAACCACCTGACCTTGACCATCTACTGTTGATAATGCTAATATGTCTGTCCAACCTGCTCCTTCTCCTGTCTTACCAGCAATACTCATAACTCTTTGAGATACCTTACTATTGTTTAAAAATGTTTGAGTCATTGTGTTACCATAACTAACTCCATTGACAGAGTAAGACTCAGTTATTGATACTATTAAATTTGAAGGTATTATTGTTGTTGCCATTTTATTTTATTTTTTTATATAATTATATTATAATGATGATAGTCTACTATTAATGTTGCTTGTTAGAGTTGAGTTAGAACTGCTATAAATTTGTACTTCTTCTATTGTTCCGTCAAATGCATTCACATCAGTTCTTCTAATACCTATTGCATCTATATCAATAGTACCTGCTAAAGTTTGTGTAGTGCTTTGTGCTACTCCATTTCTGTATAAAGTAAACACATCTGAAACTCTAGTCAAAACAATGTAGTCATCACCGAAAGAACCTGAATCTAAATCCAAAGCTATTTGACTTCCATCTATTTTAATAGTTATTTGACTAGAACCTGAGATTTTAAACAATTCATTCGCTGTTGTATTGTCAGCAATAAAAGTTCCATTAGTGGTTGTAGGAAACATTTTAATACCTAAAGTGAAATCATCAGTTACACTAATCTGACTCGTAGTCTGTAAGTTAGTTTTATCACCACTATCAAAAGTTAAAGCCCCTGCACTATAAGCAGGTTGTTCAGTTGCAGTTGCCTGTACCATATCCCTACTATTAGAGGAACTATCAGACCATTGACTTACATCAGAACCATTTAAAGTAATTCCAACTTGATTCTGATACCAAGATTCTAAAGTGCCTTCATCAGTTGGAGTCCATCCACCTAAAGCCTTTTTCGTACTTAAACTTAATCCTTGTTTTAAACTTAACATATTCTATTTATAAATCTCTGTAACCAATTCCTATACCGCTAGTAAGTGTAATTGCTGTAATATTAAGAAATATCGTGCTTCCAGCAGGTAGTGTCGTTTGAAGAGCAGTTTCGCCTGTAACCCCATCAGCAGCTATAGAAGATATAACTGACTCTACAGGAAAGTGTACGCAAAACCAATTTTTACCTGTTTGTGCAACAGTAGTAAAAACCTCTGTTCCTCCACCTTTACCTAATTGCATCATTAGTAGTGTATTATCTGTATCAAATGTACTCATTTTTTTATTTTTTAATTGTTATTATTATCTTGTAAATACTGTTATCATTGCACCTATTGTTATACTGTATATCACCCACATTGCTTTTACTAATACCTTCCTCATTGCTGTATTCCTGTTTACTCTAGCAGTTACTCCTGTGTCTGGATTTAATAGTTTTTCAGTAAGCATATCTAATTTATCCTCTATATTACTCATTTTTCCATTAATAGAGTTAATGTCTTTTTTCATTGATATTAATTCTTCTTTAGTAGTCATTAAAATGTAGTTGTTTGAATAGATAGATTCATATAAATTGTACTACCAGTTGATCCTGTTTCTTTTATCATTGGAAATATAATATCTCCTGCTGATAATGATGAAGTAGTTATAGTTGTTTCATTTACTCTTACAAGTTTTGCATTATTACCATTACCTGCTAATGCTATTTCATCAATCACAACAGGAACAACACTAGCTGAAGCATCTTCTACAGGAGTTATTTTACATATAGCAATAGTAATAACAGTTTCATTGTTAGATGTAAACCATCCACTAATACTGACAACCTCAGAAACTTCAGGTATAATACAACCCTGACCAATCCTAAAAAAATTTGTAGGAATTAAACTTCCTGAAGCAACAGCACTAGCTCCATAATCAACTGCCATCTCAAAAGGAGATTTAGTGTCGGCTATATCCTCACCATAAAAGTAATTTGCAGCACCAGTTGCATATCCCTGCATCTTATAGTTAGTTACACCCATATAAGACTTTCCTTGCCAAACTAAATTACCATCAGTTCCAGTAGCAGAAGTACCTATATTCTTACTTAATACAGTTTCATTAGTAGCATTTTCAAATCCTTTTGGATTATGCCTATTAATATCAGTTAAGTTCTTATGTTCGTTTGCAGCCATTAATTTATATATTTTTTAACATTCTGGACAATAATTCTTCCAACTATCATAATTCCTTCTTGGTCTATCATATATACTATCATACATTATTATTCCGTGATTCTTATAAGTAGTTGTATTGCAAGGTGCGTGAGCTGTATATGTAGGGTAGTCAGCACTATTGTCAGAGTCATTCAAAAACTCTAACATATCCTTCAGGTATATTTCAGACTTCCTGTAAGTTTCTTGCTTATAAGCATTTAACTCAGCAGGGTCAATGATAGTAGAGAACTCATCAATATTATGGACAATTCCCATACTACTACTATTACTCTGAACCTCATTAATAACCTCAAATCTAGCAAACCAACATAAAGTTCTGATTAAGAAATCATCCATCAAAGTTTGATTTGCTTGAGTAAGACCACCTACAGCAGGATAATCACCTACATTATTCTGTGTCTTTAACTCCTCATAAAACTTCTTACCAATAGCAGACTTTAAATGTGCTAATTCAGAAAGCAATATAGTGTTAGTTGAAATTAAAGCAGGGTCAGTATTAGCATTAGTAAAACTATTACTTATAACTTCTGCTGCCGTTGCTAGTGTCTTATATTGATTTGTGTTTGCCATAGTAATTAGTCTTGTGTATTAGTTTTTTCAGTTACTGTCAAGTCCCCAGCATTATCATCACCAACTCCATCTGCATCATCATCTCTAGTTACAATGATTTGCTCTCTATCAGTCAAGAACATATCTCCCTCCTCAAGCATTGGTAAGTCCTCATCTAATAATCTTCTTTGCTCATTGATTGTAAGAACTTTAGATGGGTCAATTTGAGTTGCAAAACTAATTGGTGGCTCATAGTGAATTAATAAATCTTCAGGTAAAAAGCCTAACTCTTTGTATAGTATAGTTTTAATACCATCTAAAAGTAAATCAGAAGTATCTTTAATTACAGTAGTCATTGCTAAATCGTAAGCAATTCTAATTTCACTACCTGTATTATTCATCTTACCACTTGATACTAACCCACTTAATGATGGTTGCCATCTGTGAGCAGTTACAATGTTCTGGTCAGTTATTCTTTGTAAGTCTATCCAACTTCCCTCTTGGTCATCTTTTATAATAGAAACATTCGCAGGAGAAGTATCTCCATTCTTAACTAAAAATAATATTTTACCATTATTTCCTGCTCCAACAAATTTCTTTTGTGCTTCGTTTACTAATTTCTTAGCTTCTTCTTCACCCATATCTCCACTAATCTCAACGATAGCAGAAGGTTGGAAGCCATTTTTAAATTTTGTGTGATTCCATTTACCAATCTCATAATCAACAGCAATATGCTCTAATGCTGCAATATAATCTGGTAAACCATAGAATTGGAATGTAGGCTCGTAATCATTAAACTCAAATACAAACCTATTACCTCTAACTTCAGGGTAAAGAGGTATAATGCTTAATTTATCCTTCATAGTATTGTACTTTGCCCAATCAGGGTGTACATATACTTCTTTCTTGTTTTTAGACATTCTAACAGTAGTTGCATCTATATGGTATAGATTCATTCCACCATCATATAAAACTCCTTCTAAGTAAGCATTTCCAAATGTATAATAATCATCTGCCAACTTCTTAAAAATCATTCTTAATGACTCTCCATCAGCATTTACATCTTTTATGTATTCTGAAATGTCCTCGTTATTACTAACGAATTTAGCACCACTTGTGAAGATTGTCTTTTGTGCTAGTACACTTCTATGCGTTGATGACTGTCGCTTTAATCTAGCTAAGTATTGAGGAAACAAGTTGTCAGCACCAAATGGAACGAACTTAGTTCTTATCTTAGATAAGTCTTGTATTTCTTCTATATTCTCAGGTACTGATAAATTAAAAACCCCAAATTCAAAAGTATTACTCTTTTGAGTCTGAAGATTTGTTTTTACTGCTCCTCTTACTTTCTTTTTTTGGCTCATCTTCAGTTTTTATAGTTGATAATTTTTCTACTAATTTAGTCAATCCTAAATCCTCGTAAGCATAAGCTAACTCCTCTTGAGTTGCTGTAGCCCACTTAATAACAAAACCATCTTTATAAGTCCTTCCAGATGTTTTTTTTGCTTTATATTCTGCCATAATTGTATATATCTTTAAGTGTGATAAATTTACAACATTTTTGCCACAATCACACATATTATTAGAAAGATATTAATAGGAAAATGTTATAAACTTTTTACGAAACAAGTTCAACCTAGAAATATATCTTTAATTATTAAGCTCCTGTTGTTGCAGTTAATGCTGAAGTATCAACAGTAATCGTACCAATATACTTTCTAGGTAACTCAAACTGTCTAGCCATTAAATTTACAGTAATTCCACTTTCATCAGAGTAAGCAGCACCTGTACCACCTTCTATAGTAGACATATTTAAGAAAGTCTGACTTTTTGCAGCCACATCCTCATTTGCATACTTAGAACTAACACCAAGAACCCAAGCGTTATCATTAGTGTCAATCGCTATACCCATCATACATTGGTCAAGAGTTTCTTGCATTGCGTGAAAAGTAGCACTTTCTAGTTGAGGAATCATAAATGATAAACCACATTCAAATGCAGTAGAACCATTTTCTTTCGTTCCGTTTATTGTTAATGCAGGAGTTTCGTTTTTGAACTCATAAACAAACCAAGCAGCATCACCACCTGACTGAATATTATCAATATCCCACTCTCCAGCAGCACTACCATAAGTAATAACATCAGCAGTCGCCCAACTTCTCAGTAGGATTTGCTTTATACCACCTGTTGATTGTAAGTTTGCACAAACAACCCCTATACCTGTATCTATTGCCATTTTATTTTTATTTTATTTGATTATTTAAAAGTAATTAAGAGAGGAAGATTTTTACA